AGAAAGAAGAAGTTTGGGCGGAGCTGTCCAACAGAATCAAGGTACTGCAGGAATCAGAAATAGTACTGATTTCCCAGACCACATAAAAAGGGTACTTGATTTATATAAAGTAGTTATTTAATGTCAGAAATACTAAGAAAAGCTCTCTTAGACGATATTACTGAAAGAAAAGGAGACCCTGGAACTTTCTTTGATAAGGGAGTAATAACATTAGATAAAAAACATTGGGAAAAACAATGGAAGTTATCACAAATAACAGTTATGGAAGTAAAATTTGGTATGAAGGTAGCAAACTTTGTTGGAGTACCTTTTCCTTGGAAAAACTTTAAGAATGGAATAAAAAAACTAGCACTAAAAAGTGCTCCTAGAGGCGGCGGTGGAAAAGCAAACTCTAAATTTTATTTTACAAATTTTAAAGGAGACGACAGGAGATGTTCTATAGAATTCAGAAGAAGTCTTAAGACTGTTGGGGGATTACCGTACAACAAACATATAGGATCAACTAATTTAGAAGAACAAGCAAAAGGTGCAATAAAAAGATATACAGTAAGTTTTTTTAAAGTAGAGCTTAAAAAAGATAGAAAAGTACAAGAAGCAGTTTTAAAAAAGCTTTTCAAAGGTTCTAAAAAAGGACAAGAGTTTGAGCATGGAGCACCTGGTAGACAAGAACCTGAATTTGGCGATTACATTAGTCCAGAGGATGCAAAAGCTTATCAAACTCAAAAAAGCAGCGATTATAAAGATTTTTTAGATGGAACGAATATACCCGAAAGAGGGGGTATGCACGGTGGAACAGTAAGTGGAGCAAAAGGAACAAAAATAGAACAAGTTATTTTAAAAGCAATCTGTGATAGTATGGCAGTTACTGCTGGTGTGACTAATTCTGAACTGTACCACAGTTTTCATGATGCAGTCATTATAAAATGGAGAGACTTATTTAAAGTAGAGTCAAAAGTAGATTCATATTCTACTGAAGAAGAGCTAACAGATACTATGGAGATGCAGGGAACAATGGTTCCTGATGTTTTAAAAAATAATGATGGAGTCTTTGATAAAGCTATAAGAGACCATTTTAAAGATTTTTTAACAAATGATGCACTATTTATAAAAGACGTGCAGAGATTAATGGGATTACCTTTAAAACAAGCACAAGATTTATGGGCAGACAGTCCCTCTTATGTAGACAGGTCTTCACTACATGCGAAAAAGTTAATGATTCAAAAACTTTTTCCTAAACATATAGCTAAACCTAATATGAGATTAAAAATAAATAAAGATTTATTTGCTTCTCTGAATAAAAATAAGAAGGGTAAACTGAGTACAAGTAGTACTAGAAAGGCTAAAAGAAAAACAAAGACGAGTAAAGGAGGAAGAATAGCTGCAGCAACATCAGCAGTATCTAGAGGTAAGAGAGCAAGAACTACCTTAGCAAAGAAAGCTCAAACAAATCCTTTAGCTTTAAGAAATTTAATAAATAGTATGTTACCACAAGTAGTAGCAATGAAAATGCAAGCTCCAAGATTACAGTTTAGAACAGGTAGGTTTGCAAACTCAGCCCGAGTTACACAAGTAAGGCAAGGGCCAAGAGGGGGACTACAAGCAGATTATACATACATGAGAGATCCTTATGGAACATTTGAACCAGGCGGGAAAATGGGTAGTGTACAAAGAGACCCAAGAAGAATAATAGGGCAAAGTATTAGAGAAATAGTATCTATGCAGATGCAAAATAAATTTATAAAAGTCAGGAGAATATAATGGACTCAACAACAGCAAGAAGATATTCGTCGCGTCGTAGAGCCATAGTTGAAGCAATATCAGTAGCACTAGAGGGAATAAATGGACAACCTCCATTTAGAAGTTCGGTAGCAAAAGTAGAGCGTAGACTTAAATTCTGGGATGAAGTAAATGAATTTCCAACTATACACGTTGGAGCAGGTGCGGAAACCAGAGAATATGACGGTGGTGGATTTCGATTTAGATTTTTAACAATAACAGTTCGATGTTATGTTTCTGACGACAATGATGTCGTAGAAGCTCTCGAAGAATTGTTAGAAGATGTTGAAACTGTGTTGGAGGATAATGATCCCTTAACCTACACAGACTCAACAGGAACATCTCATACTACAGTGCAGACTACAATTGCTACTGTAGATACAGATGAAGGCGTATTAGAACCTCTGGGTGTAGGAGAAATCACCTGCGAGATTCGATATTAATGGAGATATAAAAAATGTCATTTTTCTTTAGTAGAGATACAAAAGTTTTCATGAAGTGGAGTGCTGACAGTACAACTGCCAATACAGCTCTTTATGAAATTCCTGTGTTGGATGGATTTTCGTTCAGTCAGGCAACAAATACTACCGAAGTAACTTTGAATGAAGCAGCCGGAACAGGTGGTTATAGTAAAAGAGGTAGAACAATGTTCACCGATTCTTACGCACCAGCTGAATGGAGCTTTAGTACTTACATCAGACCTACTACATCGGCAGCTGGTTCAGTTGCGACGGACGCAGGACTACACGCTGGAGCTAATAAAAAGTTTGCAGTAGAAGGCCCACTATGGGCTGCTATGGGTGCTAAGGATTATCAGAAAGCGGTTGGAGAGACAGGAACATTTGATGCTGCTGCTCACGAACCTAATTCTTTTGATTTTGCAAATTCAAATAACGTACTTATTGGAACGTTTGATTTATTCTTTGTTCTTGGTGCTACCAAGGATACTGAAGGTACAACATTTACAACAGGTACAGACGGAGTAACCGTTTATAAATTAGCAGATTGTTCAGTTGGTTCTGCAACAATTGACTTTGATATTGATGGTATCGCGCAAGTAGCGTGGTCTGGAAATGGTAAATCAATAACAGAAGTAGCTTCTTTAGTAACTGGTGGTGGTGGTGAAACTGCCCTCGGTTTAATTAATGAAGGTCTTTCTTCAACAGGAAACTTTATCAGACAGAAGTTAACAGACTTAACGGTCGTATATGATGCATCTGAAGTAAGTGGAACAACTGGAGCTTTAGGTAATAGTGATATTACTTTTGGAGTAACCTTAACAGGTGGAAGTATAAGTATTGAAAACAATCTTACTTATTTAACTCCTGAAACATTAGGTAGTGTTAGTCAGCCATTAGGCCATATAACAGGTACTAGAAATGTTTCTGGTAACTTTACTTGTTACTTAAACGCTGAATCAAATGGGTCTTTAGACTTATTTGAAAAGATGCAGGAATCAACAGGAATTATTACTAATGCTTTTGCCTTAACATTTAACATAGGCGGAGGAAGTAATACTCCTAGATGTACAGTGGCTTTACCAAAAGCGCATTTGGAATTACCAACTCATAGTATTGAAGACGTAATTTCAGTAGATGTTGCTTTCCATGGTTTATCAACTGATTTATCATCATCAACTGCAGCTGATGCAACAAACGAAATGAGTATAACATATACATCATAAACTAACTAGGATGAGTGAGGAATCCAATCCTCACTCATTCATTTTTGGAGAATAAAATTGGAAAACAAAGAAGTAGTACAAGAATTAAAAAAAGAACCAATATCGCTTAAGAGCTTACTTGCTCCTAGCAAAACCGTAGAATTTGATTATCCTGGGATGGAAGGTTTTAAAGTTAAACTAACTTATCTTGCAAGAGAAGAGTTATTAAAATTACGTAATAAATGCGTAACTAACAAGTTTAATAAGAAAACTAGAGCATACGAAGAAGAATTCGATGCAGATAAATTCCTACCTCAGTATATATCCGCAGTTATAAAAAACTGGACTGGACTGAAGTATAAATACTTAGAAGAGCTTCTATTAGTTGATACATCAGGGGTCGATACAAATGATTGCTTAGAATTTACACAAGATAACTGTGAAGTTCTAATGAAAAATTCAAACGATTTCGATACATGGGTTACTGAACAAGTTGGTGACTTAGAAAATTTTACAGAACGCAAGTAACATTACTACTTGCGGATTTAGAAAGATTTTTTAAAAACGACATAGACTTAGATAAGTATTTAAGAGTATGTGAACAATTAGGACAGGAACCTGATCCCGCTAAAATGCCTCCGTCTCGTGGCGAATTGCCATACGAGGTACAAATAGCATTTTCAATTCATGACATGCTCCCCGATAGGTGGGATGGAATGTCTGGGTCTTATTTTGGAAAAGATTTATCAGCATTAGGAACAATAATAGATATATATGAAGTTGAAGACAAGAAACAATGTGTTTTTTGGCTAAAAAACATCGAAGCTCTCAATAGTCGTTCAATAAACGAAAGAATGGCACAAGAGAGAAAAAATAAAAAATAATGAGCGGAAAGAAAAGAGATGGCGGTTCGGTTAGCGTTAAAATTACTGATGATGGTTCGTTAAAGAAACTAGGTAAAAACGCAAAGAAAAGTGGAAAAGACGTTGGTTCAGTCGCAAAGAATGTACAAGAAAGCGATAGAAGACTAAAATCCTTAACTAATCAAACATCGTCCTCAACAAAAGCATTTTCAAAACAAGCCCAAACTATTGGAGGAGGACTTGTACCTATTTATGCAACAATCGCTGCGCAGGTATTCGCCGTTTC